CATCAAGATTCAGCATTTGACATAAAGGAGGTTGATGGTGCCCCATTCTAAAGGAGTAAGGAGAATTAATCCTAAAACCGGAGATCGTTTTAGATGGAAAGATGTTAGAGAAGACGGGCTTATTTTTGATCACTATGACTATACAGTAGTAAGAAAAAATGGCTATATTAAGGAACATTGGAGAGATTTAAAAAGCTTTAAAATTAGATTTGATAACCAATCTAATTTTTCAAATAAAGTTAGTACGTGGTTGGATAATAAAAAACTTCATAAAGGATGTCAGCATTGTGGGTATAAAACACATGCTGTGGGTTTAGCATGGCATCATATAGATCCATCCACAAAAGAAGGAGATATTAGTTCCATGAAAAAAAATACTCTGACTCGTTTTAAAAAAATAGTATTTGAAATATGGAAGTGCATAGTTTTATGTGCTACTTGCCACAACGTTGAACACCAAAGATTAAGGAAGTTAGATGACAAAAACTAAAATTATATTGGGTCCACCTGGCACTGGCAAGACCCATAATTTATTAAGCTTAGTTGAACAAGAATTAGCTAATGGAACACCGCCGGATCGTATTGCCTTTGTAGCTTTTACAAAGAAAGCGGCTACGGAAGCAAGGGACCGGGCAACGAAGAAATTTAATTTAGAGGAGCAACATCTACCTTACTTTAGAACATTGCATTCATTTGCCTTTCATCAGTTAGGGTTAACCAAGTCAGAAGTAATGTCACGTGATAACTATAAAGAGTTTGGTTATGCATTTGGCATGGACCTAGGATCAGTATCAGACGGTGTTGATTCTGGTGGAGTATTCACCGTTGATAACCAGCTCTTGGCAGAAGTTAATTTAGCCCGTATGAAATGTATGAATTTAGAGCAACATTATAATGAAACTAATTTAGACGTGTCTTGGCATGCATTACTCAGAGCCCAAAGAGCTATAGAAGAATTTAAAAAGAAAAAAGAAGTATTAGATTTTACAGACATGATAGAAATGTATGTGGAATCTGGAATGGTTCCAAAGTTAGATATAGTTTTTGTTGATGAAGCGCAGGATTTATGTGCTCTACAGTGGCGTATGGTACATAAAATATGCCAGAATGCTAAACAAGTGTACATAAGCGGTGATGATGATCAAGCTATTTACCGTTGGGCTGGTGCAGATGTTGAACACTTGATTGGATTACCTGGTGAAAGAAAAATATTACAGCAGTCTTATAGATGTTCTAGTCTTATACAAAACTGTTCCCAAAGTATTATAGGAAGGGTAAAAAATCGTATCCATAAAACATGGCATGGTACAGAGAATAAAGGATTAGTTCAGTATCATTCCTATCCGGATAGTGTGAATGTAGGTGATGAAAACTGGCTTATCATGGCACGCACTAATTATTTATTAGATGAGATTGAAAGAGATATTAGACTTCAAGGTTTATTTTATAAAAGAAATAACCGTTTACCTATCTCACAGAAGTTATTAAGTGCCACAGCTGCATGGAAAAAACTACATGAAAATAAGAGTGTGGAATTATCAGATGTTAAGAATATATATTCTTATATGTCTTCGGAGATAGGAATAGAGCGTGGCCATAAGAATCTTAAAACAGCTAACAGAGAAACATATGAGCTCGATGATTTGATAACGGACCACGGACTTATCGTTCATAATAGACCATGGGATGTGGCTTTTGACAAGGTAGGAACGCGTGATAAAGAATTTCTAAGGTCTATTGAAACGAGGAACAGGGATTTTACAAAGAAAGAACCTAATATTCATTTAAGCACTATTCATGGTGCTAAAGGGGGAGAGGCAGATAAAGTTATGTTGCTCACAGACTTATCAAGAAAGTCACAAGAAGCAATGGAAAAGAATTCAGACGATGAATGCCGTGTATTTTATGTAGCAGCTACACGCGCTCGTAATGAGCTGCATATTGTGCAACCACAGAGAGATGGAGGATTTATTATATGAACAAGAGTGAAATATTATTAAAAGCTGCTGAATTAATTAATGGCGGAAGACAGGAAACACACGGAGATACAAAAACAAACCATGAACAAATAGCAGAGTTCTGGAATATATTTTTAGATGGTAAATTAAAACCAGCAGAGGCTATTACATCTGATGAAGTAGCAACGATGATGGCATTATTAAAAATATCAAGATCACAACGGGGCAAAGCTAACGTAGATGATTATGTGGATGCTTCAGCGTACATGGCAATAGCAGGAGAACTAAAACATGACAATTAATTCAGATTGGATAGCGCCCACGGAATTCCCGGATCTAAGTGACCGGGAAAAAATAGCAATTGATTTAGAGACTTGTGACCCTGGTTTAATCAAAGATGGACCAGGTTGGCCTAAAAAGATAGGTGCGGTTATTGGTATAGCTTTAGCGGCCAATGGATTTAAAGCTTACTACCCTATTGCCCATGAAGGTGGTGGTAACATGGATAGTAAAAAAGTTATTAAGTATATCAAATCATTATGTGAAAATGAAAAACTTGATAAGATATTTCACAATGCCCAGTATGATGTTGGGTGGTTAAGTGTACTTGGTATAGAAGTTAAAGGACGTATTCATGACACAATGGTAGCGATGGCTTTAATAGATGAGAATAGATTTTCTTATACATTAAATAGTATATCGTTTGATTACTTAGGTGAGTATAAGAATGAAGCTAAACTTAAAGAAGCAGCAGCTGCATTTGGAGTAAACCCAAAATCAGAAATGTATAAATTACCAGCTACATTTGTTGGAGAGTATGCTGAAGAAGATGCAAGTCTAACACTGAAGTTGTATGAGAAATTAGCATGGGAGATTAAGAAGGATAATCTTACAACTATATACGATATAGAGTGCAGATTAATTAAAGTTATTTTTAACATGACAAGGACTGGGGTAAGGTTTGATATAGATAAGTCAGTTCAATTAGAACAAAAATTTAAAAATAAGGAGAAAAAAATTCTCAAAAGAATAGACGATTTGACTGGGACAAAGGTAGAGATATGGGCAGCAGCTTCTATTGCTAAAGCTTTTGATATTATGAATCTTCCTTATGACAGGACAGAGAAAAGTAATGCCCCTTCATTTACGAAGATGTTTTTAACAGATCACCCTCATGAGTTGCCACGCCTTATTATGCAAGCAAGAGAATTAAATAAATTACGTGGAACTTTTTTACAAGGTCTTTATAAGCATAATACTAATGGTAGAATTCATGCACACATTAATCAAATTCGTTCTGATAGTGGGGGTGCTGTTAGTGGCAGGTTTAGTTATAACCATCCAAATTTGCAGCAGATTCCTAGTCGTGGTCAATTTGCTCCAGAGATTAGGAAACTATTTATCCCGGAAGTTGGTGAGTACTGGCTTAAAGCAGACTACTCGCAACAAGAGCCCAGGTTGCTTACGCATTGGGCATGCCTTGTTGGACAAATGGGAGCAGAAGAAGTAAAGGAAGCTTATAAAAAGAGTGACTTGGACTTTCACCAACAAACAGCAGACATGGCAGGAGTTGAAAGAAGACTGGCTAAAACCATAGGTCTTGGTGTTATGTATGGCATGGGTTATAACAAGATGGCACGTGAATTAGATATAGATCCTCAAGATGCAAAGAAAATGCTAGCTGATTTCCGTCAGAGAGTACCATTTATGCAAGGTATGTTGGAAGCTGTAATGAATAGGGCTAATTCTAAAGGAATTATACGTACATTATTAGGAAGAAAATGTAGATTTGATCTATGGGAGCCTAGTTCATGGGGAGTACATAAAGCACTACCACATAACCAGGCTAAGGTAGAATATGGGGATGCAATCAAGCGTGCTGGTACCTACAAAGCATTAAATAGACTTATCCAAGGCTCAGCTGCAGATCAAACTAAGAAGGCTATGGTGGACGTGTATGAAGAATTAGGTGTGACACCCTTGATTCAAGTACATGATGAACTTGATTGTTCTGTTAAGGGTGAGAAAGAAGCTAAAGAAATACAACGTGTCATGGAGACATGTGTAGAATTAGAAGTACCATCCAAGGCTGATATAGATCTTGGTGAAAGTTGGGGGGGATAATGACTTGGATCTGTAATGTGTTGCTAATATGTTCTACTTTTAATCCTGTGATGGATTACACGAATAATGAAGAGTTTATACAGGATGTAGAGATATGTGCTTTACATCTTAATTCCATGGTAGATGATGAAAAAAGAATACCAGTAAATTTAGCGATAGCGCAAGCTATACATGAATCTAACTGGGGTAAGTCTAGGTTTGCAAGGGAGGCCAATAATTTATATGGGATTCGCACGTTTGACTCATCAAAAGATCAACTAAAGCCGCTAGATAATCCTAATGTAACGTGGGGGCTTAGGATCTTTGAGACAAAGTGCGAATCTGTTTCATACTATATGTGGTTATTAAATTATAGCCATCATTATTCTGAATTTAGAGAAGAAAGATTAATGCAGTATGCTGGAGATGTAGTTAATTTAGATAAATTAGCACTCACTCTTGCAATTTATTCTGAAGACGTGTATTATACACAAAAAATAATCCGTACATTAAAGAAATTGGAGTCCTATGACAGAGATTAAAAAGCCCGGGTACAAAGAACAAGGCAAGAGCCGTGCAGCTAATCAAAAACCTATAGAAGGAGTTAAGCCAGGATTTGCTATTAATCCAGAGCAAATGGCTTTTGAAAGAAGAAAACTTCTTGAAGA